GAACGCACGCCACGTCCCGATGACTGGATCGAAATATTGCAGGAACGAGTAGTTGCCCAGGTCGAACAGATAGGAGTTCGATCCGGTGGGCAGCGGAATGGTGGACGCGCCCGGAAACGCGATGCGTCCGGTCGGCACGTCGATGGGAGCGCCGAAAATCTCGGAGGGGTAGAGGAAGGACGGGACCGAAAGCCCAACCCCCGGCGCCTGGATGATGTTGGCCATTTCAGTGTTCCTTCAGAACGATGCGCCGCCGAAGCCAAACACCCAGGCCCCGCTTGAAGATTTCGCGCTGACAACCTGATATCCCAGGACACAAACCCCCTGTTGCCCGATCTGCCCAAGCGGCACGAGACTATGGAAACCCGACCAATCCAAAGCGGCGTCCTCGCTGATGTAGAACGTGGTGTATTTCACGTTCAGCGCGAACATATTGCCCACCGGGCAGAAATGATCGCTGAAGACAGGCACGCCGGCGATGTTGATGTTGGGGAAGGACGAGCGCACGTCGGTATCGAGGTTGTAGTTGCCGTTCGGCTGGATGCGGACCTGTTCGACGCCGATGATGTCGTTGTTCAGCGTGGCGTAGTCGGCGGGGTTCATGATCATCGCGGTCGGTGCCTCGCCGCCCGCCGTGTCGGTGATCTTGGTCAACAGGCTGGACATCGCCTTGCGGTTCCAGCCGAGCGTCGCGGTGGTGAAGTTGGTGTTCCACGAGGACGGGTTGCCGGCGTTGATGTACTGGCCCTTGAAGTTGGCGTTGCCAGCCGACGTGCGGTTGATGCCTCCGTAAACCGGCAGGTTGGTGCCGTCATCGAAGGCGTCGGCGAGCGAGTTGGGGAACTGCGGCGTGTTGCCGACCGAGGACTTGTAGAGCAGCGTGGCGATGTTCTGCCGCGTGGTGGCGTACACGTCGTTCATCCTCGCCTTGAGCAAGGAGATCACGGTGTCGGTCGATTGCAGGATGCTTTCGCCGAACATCAGCGGCACGGGAACGACCCAGTAGGCGAGGTTCCACTGGCCGTTCTGAATGGCCGGGATCACCACCGGGGCGTTGAAGCCGCCCGCGTAATTGGTGAACTGCCCCTGGACCATGGACTGGCCCTGCATCGGGATGGTGACCTGGTTGAGACCGCCCGCCGCGCGCTGCGCGTTGCCCCACAGGAAGAACAGACCGGGCGAGGCGAAATACAACTGCACGAACAGCTTCCGAACGAAGGCGCGCTGCACGACCGATGAGAGTTCGTTGAACGCGGCGCCCGCCGGAGGGGCAACACCTAAACCCGCGAGTGCCATCTATTGGATTCCTTGTTTCAACGGTTGGCCCGCGCGTCGGCGATGGCCGCGGCGATTTCCTTGTCCACCCGGCGCTCATCGACGTTGCCGCCGGGCGAGCCGGACTTCATCAGGTCCATGACGTAGGTATCCTCGGCGTCGTCGCGGTTGCCGAACAAACCGAAGTTGCCGCCCGACGTGGATGGCGCGGGCGCCGGATTGCGGGTCTGCCAGGCGTCGGCGGCGATGGAGAGGTCGGCGATGCCGTTTTCCTCGGCGAAGGTCTTCACCGCGTCGATGCCCGCCTGCCGCCAGCCGGCGGCGCGAAGCTGCGATGCCTGGCCTTCCCATTTGGCGTTGAAGCGCGCGAGCGTGCGTTCTTCCTCGGCCACCCGGTCACGTTCGGCCAGATCGGCGCGCAATTTGTTCAGTTCGCCGCGCACGTCGTCCACGGCGGCGTTGACCGGCGCGGCGGCGTCGATTTCGGGGATCGAGACGGTCGGATCGACGGTCTTGCGAGCCTGAAGGATCAGCTTGCGGGCCGCCGGATTGGACATCATGCGCTGCACCACGGCGGTCACGCCGGCGGCGGCGTTGTAGTCGGCTTCCTCGACCTCGATCCGCGCCATGGCTTACGCCCCGCGCCCGTTGCCGGAAACGTGCGTCACGTTCATGTCGGTCGCCTTGTTGGCGTTCGGCAGGTGCGACTTGCGCCCGCCGATGTCCTGCTGCTCCATGTCCACGCGGACGATCTGGCCGTCCGACTTAGGAACCTTGGCGGTCGGGTCCTGAAAGATACTACCGCTAACAGCCATGTTATTTCTCCTACGCCCCTGGGGGCGGCATGGGGGGTTTCGGCGCACCACCCGGCGGCATTCCGCCACCGGCGGCACCACCTGGGGCGGCGGCCTGCAACGCGGCGGCGTGCGGCTGATTCTGTTGCTGCTTCATGGCGAGGTTCCGCAGCCCGTCACTGGGCGGGGCACCGGCCTGAGCGTGCTTGCCGAGAAGCTGCATGATCTTGACCAGATCCTGGCCGAACGGCGTTGAGGCGCCGACTTTTGGCAGGATCATGGCGACGGTATCGACCATCGCGCCGGCCAGTTTCTGCGCCTGAGCCATGGAACCCAGGTTCTGGGTCGGGCCGGTCATCGGCGACGAGCCGATTGGTGGCGCGCCGCCGCCCGGTGGTCCTCCCGCTCCTGGCGGTCCACCAGGGGGTGCGGCACCACCCGGCGGCGGAGGCATACCGCCCCCGGCGCCAGGCGGTGTCAGTGAAGCGGACACGAAGGCTTAGCGCCTGCCGTGCTTGCGCCGACGATAACGAATGTTCATGTCGATCTCCTGGGTGTGAGGGGGTTCATTGGAGGGAGCCGGCGGAATTACTTCCGGCGGCCCTTACGGCGGCGCGCGCGAGCGGCCTTATCGGTGGGAATCATCGTTCTCTCCTTGCCCCCACGGAATGCGGGTGACGGGAGGACCGTGCGGATGTGGCGCGGAAATAAGCAACTGGTTGAAATCGCGCGTGAAAGCGTCTAACAGTGCGTTACCGCGTGAAAGGGTGCCGCATGGAAGCGTCGATGTCCCGAAGACTAGGCTCCAAGGAGGTCTGCGATCGGTTGCAAAAGTCGTATGACTGGCTTCGCAAGACCCGCAAGGCGCCAGGATCGGGACCGCCCTGCTATCGCATAGGCGCCCGCTATCAGTATCCCGTCAATGAGTTCGAGGCGTGGCTGGAAAAGCAGAGAATTGACTGAAAACGCCTACATCGTCTCCGCTTCGACCTTGATTCCCGACTCCACGAGCCGTTTTCTTGGCGCGCACAGCATATTTTGCTGGTCAAAACGAAAAAACGTGTAATCCAGGCCGTCGAAACACGATTTCAGCGCGTCAACGTCGCTCATGTTGTATTCCACCCAGCACCACGGCCGAAATTCCACCAAAGAGCGCCGCGCGCCGGTCAAAACCTGAAATTCCATGCCCTCAACATCGATTTTCAGGATGTCGAGGCGCGAAAATCCCTGTGTGTCGAGGGGATAAACGTCAATCACCTGATCTCTGGCATCAGAACAAGATTTAAGTGACGCCAAACCGAAATCCTGCGGTTTATTGTAATCCAGATCAGGCAAATTCATCATACCAGAATTATCCGAAAGGCCACAACAGACTGGAATCAGGTTGTCGATGCCATTCAACAGCATTGTTCCGCACAACGCCCAATGAAACGGCGTCTGCGGCTCATAAGCATACACCGTGCCGCCCTTCGCCTTCACCGCGTTCGCCAACGGCACGCTGATCAGGCCGTGCGAGGCGCCCGCGTCAACGATGACGCACTTCTCAGGCAGCGTGTTGGCGATGCCCACGAGCGCCGCGATCTCGGCCTCGATGTGCGTGGCGCCGGTTTTGACGATCCACTCCGCCACATAGGCGCAGTGCCGGTTTATGATGAACTTACCGTGAATGGAATCGAGAACAATCCAGGGACTCATACCACATTACCCAGACTGTCCACCCAATCAGGCTTGCTCACTTCGTATCTGCCCGCTGAAAACTCGGTCAGACTGACATACCAGCACGTCGTTTCCAACGGCACGTTATTCAACGGATGAACACGGTTCGTTCTAAGCACCATGAAAACCAGATGGCGCGCGTTCAGGCCGCAGTACCATTTCCTGTTCCGGGTCAGATTGATTCTCACTTCTTCTTCGCCCCTCCGGTGATCGCCTTTTCGGCGGCGTGCGCGAAGCCTTCCGGGTCCAGTTTCTTCAATTCCGCCATCTGCGCCGCTTGTGCCGCGGCCGCTTCCTTCATCCGCGCGATCAGCGTCTCCTTGTTCTGGAACGGCAGCATCTCGATGGCGGATTGCTTGTCCACCAGGCCCATCTTCAATCCGCCCACAAGCAAACTCTGGTGTTCATCAGCGAAGATCGGCGAGGTCGTATGCCCGTCCACCACCACGCGACGGTCGTCTGGAATATCGCTGAAATGAAAACCGGTTTCGCCATTCTCAAGGAACTTTTCAGGGTCCAACCAAAACTTACGACCATCCTTGATTTCCATGAAAGATAACCGAAGATCCGCCGCCTTGGCGCATTGCCGCTCGATCAACAGGCTGTCGTCCTTCAGCCGCGCGCTGGCCACCTTCATCAGCGGATTGGCCTGCACGCCCGAGCGCACGCCCGATTCACCCTTGCCCGAAAGCATGTTGTCGAAGCCCGCGATCAGATCGATGATACCGATCAGCCGCTCGATCAGCGGCAGGGTTTCCGGCGGTATCTTCGGTGTCAGATCGTTGACCGCGCCGCCCGGCCCCAGGTTCATGAAGCCCGCCGTCTTCATCTGCCCGTATTGCTCGTCTGTCAGGCCATCGCCGGTGATGGCGAGTATCTTGTCCACCTGAAGTCCGAACAACTGCCGCAAATCGGTCATGGTCTGGCTGAGGAAGTCCTGGGTGGACATGACATCGGCCAGTTCCGAGCGGCCCCAGATATTGCCCGCCTGCTGATTGGCCTGGATCAGCGTGTAGGGGTGTAAACCAGTGTTCTCTTGTTGAATCAGCATATTGCCCATCTTGGACCAAGGGGCCACCAGAAGATCAGGTTCAATCAGTTGGATCGTGGAATAGTCCGATCCATGCCAGACCCATATCTCGTGGAACACCACGGTCGGCGCCGCCGGGTCTGGCCGCGCGCCATCGAAGGCGCCGGTCGATGTCAACGCCACCACGCCGCCCGGCATCGGTCGCGTCGCGGACTCGAACTGTAGCGGTGAAGATGACAGCACCGGATGGTTCCAGGACTGCTCCATGTTGCCCTGATTGCCGGCGGCGTTAGCTTTAACTCGCTCAAAGAATTGACGCGCGTCCGGCCTTTGCCAGATACGGCGCCAGACTTCCGGCAAGGTAATGACGGATGTTTCGACCATGGCGGGCTGCTCGTCCAGGTCATCCATATCGGGCCGGTAAACGCCGAACTGCCACGGCATCAGCAATCCGGAACGATACTCCGGTAGCTTTATCTCTCCGGTTGGAATCACCCACTGTTTCAAGATCGCGGCGCCGTATTTCAGGCTCTCAAACACACCCTGGGCGAACTGCGTGTCGGTGTTGGTGCGCTCCCAGGACCGGCCGAGCAGGCGCGTCACCACGCGGCCCCGCTCCTTGGTGATCTTGTCGTAGTCGTTCTCGAAATCGAGCGAGAACCGAATGTCGGTCGGCGAGTAGAGCATGGCCGCGCGCCGGTCCAGCAGCGCGAACATCAGGTTACACATACTCTTCGTGTTGTCGAACCGCCCTGCTTCCACGAAGTCGTGGTAGGCGCGATAGGTGGCCGACCGTTGGCCGACGTTGGAGCGGCAGATATCGATCAGTTCATGCGCGATGCGGATGATGCCCTGGTCGTCATCTGGTAAACCCCA